GAAGATGACGTTAACTGAGCCTGAGTCGCTTGGGGTTTCTGACTTGACATCTAAGCGTGAGGTCAAGATACCTGGCGGTCTTGAGGGTACGTTTACAGTGCCTGACATGTTTTGGATGAAGGCCAACAACATTGATCCGGCGTCTTTGCCTAAGAAGACGCATGATGCGTTGATGCAAAAGTTGATCAGGACGCATGAGGTGCAAAACCCTGATCAGGTGGACATGTTTAACAGGCTTAATTTTGCGCTGTTGTCGCCGAATGCGCCGTTAACGCCCAATGAGTTTTTGGCGCAGCGCATGAGGCTGGTGAACATGGATGAGTTGCAAGCGCTGGCCGGCAGGGTTGGCGAGCCTGGCTTGTCTAAGACTGCGCAGCTTCAAACAGGTGTGCAGGCTGCTAGCCGCGGTGGCATGGGAGTGCTTGGCACGGCTGACTTGGGCAATCAAGCCATGTTGGCCAAGTTGATTTTGCAAAAGCCTGAGATGTTCCAAATGGCGCCAGGGGAGACTATGCGCGACGTGACCATGAGGGTGATGAATCAAGTGCCAGGCTTGGGGCCAAAGACTGCATCACTTGGCACGCCATGGTTGAACTTGGAGAAGGCCAATACGTCGGCAGTTGATTTGCACATGATCAGAAACTCTTATGAGCGCATGTTGGATGACCCGATTGTTGGTGCGTCTTTTAGAGAGCGCATGGCCGGCAAGTTAAAGACAGATCCAACCACTGAGTCGATTTTGGGCAAGCCTGTTAAAGATGTAGAAAAGGCTGCAATTGATGTGATTGGTGGCTCTTCGCTGTCCAAGATGTACCGCACAAAGTCTGGTGAATTGAATGCTATCCCTGGTGTGGCCACGCCGGAGAAGCTGGCTTATGAGCCAAAGCAATTGCAAGACTTCAACCCGTTTTACAAACGGGTGGTGGATTATGTAGATGAGTCCCGTGGCCCGAACCCGACGATTGAGTTGTTTCCAGAGCAATGGCGCAAGTGGGACGTGTACCGCCAGCGCTTGGAGCCGCATGAGTTTGCGCACCCAGATTACAGATTGCTGCCAAGGCAGTCTTGGACAGAGATGCAAGACGCCCTGACGGCGCACAAAAAGGCAGGCTACACGCAGGCAACCAACCCTGTGATGGCGCCCTCTGATTGGCGTGAGTTGTACTACGGCGGCGCAGCTGCCGGTGGCACTGCGCTTGGCATGAGTGAGAGCAGGCTGCCCAACGCATTGTTGCAGTCACCACCGGTCAACGCACTGCTACAGCAACCAGAACCTAATCCTTAATGCAAACCACGATCTACAAACCCGAAGACGAGCAAGAGTTAATGGCCACCTTGTGGACGCCGGCAATTGCCGACGATCCTGAAGCCTTTGTGTTGTTTGCATTCCCTTGGGGCCAAGAAAACACGCCCTTGCAGCACTTCAAAGGCCCACGCAAATGGCAACGCGAAGTCCTACGGGACATTGCAGCCCACATCAAACGCCAAAAGGGACTGGTTGACTTTGAAACCCTGCGCCAGGCAGTCTCCTCTGGCCGAGGCATTGGCAAGTCTGCACTGGTGTCATGGCTTACCATCTGGATGCTATCCACCCGCATAGGCTCTACCACCATCATCTCTGCCAACAGCGAAGCCCAGCTGCGTGCGGTCACATGGGCCGAGATCACAAAGTGGTTGGCCATGAGCCTGAACAGCCACTGGTTTGAAGTGAGTGCCACCAAAGTAGCACCTGCCAACTGGCTCACTGAACTGGTTGAAAAAGACCTCAGAAAAGGCACAAGGTATTGGGCCGTTGAAGGCAGACTTTGGAGCGCCGAAAACCCCGACTCTTACGCCGGTGTCCACAACCACGACGGTGTGATGGTGATCTTTGATGAGGCCAGCGGTATTGACGACAGCATCTGGTCTGTAACCGCTGGTTTCTTTACAGAGAACACCCCCAACCGCCTTTGGTTGGCGTTCTCCAATCCACGCCGTAACACTGGCTACTTTTATGAGTGCTTTAACTCCAAGCGCGACTTCTGGACAAACAAGGTGGTGGACGCCAGAACGGTAGAAGGGACTGACAAACAGGTGTACCAGAGCATCATCGACGAGTACGGCCAAGACAGTGCCCAGGCACACGTTGAGGTTTACGGCATGTTTCCCTCAGAAGGCGATGACCAGTTCATTCCGGCGAACATTGTGGACGAGGCCATGGATCGCCCGAAATACAAAGACCAAAGCGCCCCCATCATCATTGGAGTTGACCCTGCACGCTTTGGCGCTGATGCCACGGTGATTGCCATCAGACAAGGACGCGACATTGTGCGCATTGACCGCCACCGAGGCGATGACACCATGACGGTGGTGGGGCATATCATTGAGGCGATTGACGAATTCAAGCCTGCACTGGTGGTGATCGACGAGGGTGGGCTTGGCGCCGGCATTGTTGACAGGCTGCATGAGCAGCGCTACAAGATCAAGGGCATTAACTTTGGCAACAAGTCAAAAAATCCAATCATGTGGGGCAACAAACGTGCAGAAATGTGGGGCATGATGAAAGATTGGTTGAAAAGTGCTAGTATTCCTAAAGATAGGTTCTTGAAAACTGATTTAATTTCGCCTATGATTAAGCCAGATTCAAAGGGTACGATCTTTTTGGAGTCAAAGAAGGACATGAAAGCAAGAGGCTTGGCTTCTCCTGATGCTGCGGATGCAATCTGTGTGACGTTTGCTTTCCCTGTGGCTCACAGAGAGTACAATGCCAAAAATTCTCGCGTTCTAACTCAGAATCGTGCATCGGTTACAACCTCATGGATGGGGAGTTGATATATGGCTACTAAACCTGGCTTGTACGCAAATATCGCAGCAAAGCGCGAACGCATAGCCGCCGGCAGCAAAGAGAAGATGCGCAGTCCTGGCGACAAGGGCGCACCGACTGCCAAAGATTTTAAAGACTCTGCCAAGACGGCTAAAAAGGGGAAATGATGCCATTGGTTAAGTCAAAATCACCCGAAGCCTTCCGCAAGAATGTAGCTGCCGAAGTCAAAGCAGGCGCCCCCGTCAAGCAGGCCGTGGCCATTGCCTACTCAGTCAAGCGCCAGGCTGCCAAACAAACAGCAAAGAAGAAATAAGATGGCAGATCCAACAGGCATGGTCGCCGCAGCTAACGTAGCTGCTGGCGGCAAACCACCTAAATCTAATTCAGACATTCTGACAACTGCCCGTGCGCGGTTGGATATGGCTGTCTCAGCGCTGGCCGAGTCACGAGAAGACGAAATTGACGACCTGCGCTTTTATGCAGGCTCGCCTGACAACCATTGGCAATGGCCTGCTGACGTATTGGCCACCCGTGGCGCGGTGCAGGGTCAGACGATCAACGCACGGCCAACGCTCACGATCAACAAACTGCCGCAGCACGTTCGTCAGGTGACGAATGACATGCGTCAGAACCGCCCAGGCGCTAAGGTCATCCCAGTGGATGACAACGCCGACGTGGAAGTGGCAGACATTTTCAACGGCATGATTCGCCACATTGAATACATCTCAGACGCAGACGTGGCCTATGACACCGCGTGTGAAAATCAGGTAGCGTATGGCGAAGGGTACATCACCCTGCTGACCGAGTATTGCGACGAGAACACGTTTGACCAAGACATTAAAATTGGCCGCATTCGTAACTCATTTTCAGTCTACATGGATCCTCTGATCCAAGACCCAACGGGCGCAGATGCTAAATATTGCTTTATCACTGAAGACTTGACCAAAGCAGAGTACGAGCGCCAGTACCCAGATGCTGCGCCTATCTCTACGCTCCAGTCGCTTGGTGTAGGTGACCAGTCGATCAGCAACTGGCTCAATGAAGACACTGTACGCATTGCCAGTTACTACTACATTGACTACGACAAGACCAAACTGAACTTGTACCCTGGCAATCAGTCGGCCTTTGAAGGCACGCCCGAAGATAAGATGCTCAGAGACATGTTTGGCAAGCCAATCAGGTCGCGTGAGTCTGAGCGCCCACGGGTCAAGTATTGCAAGATTAACGGGTATGAGATTCTTGAAGAAAAAGAATGGGCTGGCAAGTGGATTCCAGTCATTCGCGTGGTGGGTAATGAGTTTGAGGTCGATGGCCGCTTATATGTCTCTGGCCTAGTCAGAAACGCCAAAGATGCCCAGCGCATGTACAACTACTGGGTCAGCCAAGAAGCAGAGATGCTGGCTCTTGCACCCAAAGCACCGTTTATTGGCTATGGTGGCCAGTTTGAGGGCTACGAAGATAAGTGGAAAACGGCCAATACAAACAATTGGCCCTACCTTGAGGTCAATCCAGACGTTACAGACGGCCAAGGTGCGGTCTTGCCACTACCCCAGCGTGCGCAGCCGCCGATGGCCTCTAGCGGTCTATTACAGGCCAAAGCTGGCGCATCTGAGGACATTAAGTCTACAACAGGCCAATACAACGCCTCATTGGGCATGGGATCGAACGAGCGTAGCGGAAAAGCCATTTTGGCACGCCAGCGCGAGGGTGATGTGGGCACGTTCCACTATGGCGACAACCTAACCCGTGCAGTTCGTCACGTTGCCCGTCAGTTGGTGGACTTGATTCCTAAGATTTACGACACCCAGCGTATTGCCCGCATCATTGGCGAAGACGGCGAAACAAAAATGGTCAAGATCAACCCTGACCAACCAATGCCTGTCAACAAGATTATGGACGAGCAGGGTATTGTGATGGAGAAAATCTACAACCCTGGCGTTGGCAAGTACGACGTGGTGGCCACGACTGGCCCAGGCTACGCAACCAAGCGTCAAGAGGCGCTAGAAGCCATGGCGCAGCTGTTGCAAGGAAACCCACAGCTGTGGCAAGTGGCTGGCGACTTGTTTGTAAAAAACATGGATTGGCCAGGCGCGCAAGAGATGAGCAAACGCTTTGCCAAGACCATTGATCCTAAGTTCTTGTCAGACGGCGACGAAGACCCAGCATTGCAGGCGGCGCAGCAGCAGATTCAGGCCATGGGTCAAGAGATGGAGCAGATGCACCAGATGATCCAGAATGTCGGCAAGTCTATTGAGATGCAGGACATGGAGCGCAAGGACTTTGAGGCTCAGATTAAACTTTATGATGCTGAGACTAAACGCATTGCAGCAGTGCAGGCCGGCATGACTGAAGAGCAGATCCAAGACATTGCCATGGGCGTGGTTGCTGCGGCCATGGAGTCGCAAAACACCGTAAACCAAATGCCTGAAATGCGTGAGGAATCTATGCCAATGGAGATGCAACCACAAGGAATGCCACAATGAAAGCCGCAGATTTTGTAGGAATACTGTTCCTAGCCCGTGATGTAACTCATTCCGTGCATTTAAACACCCGCAGCTACAGCAAGCATGTGGCTTTGAATGCCTTTTATGATGGCATCATTGACCATGCTGACGCTTTTGCTGAAGCCTACCAAGGCAGGTATGGTTTAATCGGCCCTATCACTTTGCACTCGGCTAAGAAGACGGCCAATGTGATTGAATTTTTGCAAGATTCACTTGCTGAAATTGAAGCCTCAAGATACGATGTGTGTGACAAATCAGACTCATCACTGCAACAATTGATAGATAATATCGTTGAGTTGTACCTGACCACGCTCTACAAGTTAAAATTCTTGGCATAAGGACACATCATGGCTAATTACACCCAAACCGCAGCAACCACACAAATTAAAGTTGGTGCTGGCAAGTTGTTCGGCATCTTTGTGACAGCATCTTCAAGCGGCACTTTGACAATCTATGACTCTGGCGCATCAAGCACTGGCGATCCTAAAATTGCCGATACATTTTCTGTAAGCGCAGGAACAACTTATGTAAACATTCCAGCCGGTTTGTTTTTTAACAAAGGTTTGTACATTGTTTTAGCGGGAACTTCCGCAGCGTTCACAGTCGCATACGAATAAAGGTTCATCATGGCCGTATTTCTCTCCCCTGTGGGCGGCGTTGCGGCCCAATTTTTTGACAATTACGGCGCAGTCTTAACTGGCGGAAAGATATATACATATTCTGCTGGTACAACTACGCCTGCTGCCACGTATACGACAATTGAAGGCAATGTTGCCCACACCAATCCTATTATTCTGGATTCTGCTGGCCGAGTGCCAAGCGGTGAAATATGGCTAACAAGCACAACACAATATAAATTTGTGTTGCAAACTTCCTTAGACGTACTAATAGCCACTTATGACAATATTTGGGGTATTGGTGCTGCTGGGGGCACTGAAATTCAAGTTCCTGTAATTTTTAACACTACAGGTAATGGATCAACCACCATATTTACGTTAAGCGCTACACCAACCAGTGAAAACACCACAGATGTGTTTATTAACGGTGTGTACCAGCAAAAGAATACATACACAGTGGCTGGAACCACCTTAACCTTTTCAACTGCACCGCCAACTACTTCAAACATTGAAGTATCATTTACTTAATCGGAGTTCATTATGGCTGACGTGAAGATTTCTGGACTACCAGCCGCAACCACGCCCGTTGCAGGCACGGAAGTTTTGCCAATTGTTCAAAGTACAACAACAAAAAAACTGACCATTGCAGACATCACACCTGGTCTTAGTATTATCCAAGTAGCCAAAGGCGGCACAGGTACAGCGACACCTGCTTTGGTAGCAGGCACAAATGTCACAATATCTGGCTCTTGGCCTAATCAGACCATTAACGCTACAGGCACAGTGACCAGCGCATCTATTGTGTCTGCCAATGGCTTGGCAGGCACTGTGGCCACGGCAACAACAACGCCTGCAATTACTTTGTCCACCACAGTCACTGGCGTGGTCAAGGGCAATGGCACAGCACTGTCTGCTGCAACGGCAGGCACAGACTACGTTGCTCCGGGTGGCGCCCTTGGCACGCCCTCTAGCGGTACTGCAACAAATTTGACTGGCCTGCCACTAACTACTGGCGTAACTGGCCAACTTCCCGTTGCAAACGGTGGTACAGGCACAGCAACACCTAGCATTGTGGCTGGTACTAACGTCACAGTGTCTGGCACTTGGCCAAATCAAACAATCAACGCTACAGGTGGCAGTGGTGGCGGAGATGTGACCGGCCCAGCATCTAGCACCGACAATGCTGTGGCTCGTTTTGACAGTACAACGGGCAAAATTATTCAAAATTCCGGCGTCGTTATTAACGATTCTGGTGAGGTAACTGTTGGTGTTTGGAAAGGCACAGAAATTGGTTTGCCTTATGGTGGCACTGGCGCGTCTACAGCTTCTCAAGCCCGTGGCAACATTTTGCCGTCTTACGCTGGTAATGCTGGCAAGGTTTTAGCGGTTAACACTGGCGCAACTGATGTGGAATACATTGCCGTAGGCGGTTCTGGCACAGTGACCAGCGTTGCAATGTCTGGTGGCACAACAGGCTTAACCACTTCTGGTGGCCCTATCACAGCTTCAGGCACAATCACTTTGGCGGGCACTTTGGCGGTGGCAAGTGGTGGTACAGGCACATCAACACCAGCTATTGTGGCTGGAACTAATGTCACAGTCAGTGGCTCATGGCCTAACCAGACGATCAATGCAACTGCCGCAGCGCAAGTTTATCCTGCGGCTGGAATTGCTAACTCAACTGGCACAGCTTGGGGCACATCTTACACAACGACAGGTTCTGGCACTGTGGTGGCTTTGGCTACTTCACCGACAATTACAGCACCGCTTTTAAACCAGATCAACGACACCAATAATAACCAAATTCTTGGGCTTTCGCCTACAACGTCTGCCGTTGATTATTTGGTTGTTAAAAACGGCATTGGCGTTGGTGTTCCACTTCATGTCTATGCTGACGGCACTAGCGCAAACACTGGTTTGCATATTCAGCCTAAAGGCACTGGTCTTGTCACTATCAGTGACGGCACAGACTTTAACAAAGGCATTCGCTTTAGAAGTTCAAGTTCGGCTGCGAGTGCTGTTACTTTGCTTGATGCGGTATCTACAGCAGGCCGTGTGGTCACTTTACCTGATGCGACAACTACGTTGGTTGGTCGTGACACAACAGACACGCTGACCAATAAAACAATCAACCTGACAAGCAACACTTTGGTTGCAACATCTGCTCAGATGGCGGCTGCTGTGTCTGACGAAACAGGCTCTGGCTCGTTGGTGTTTGCTACTTCACCGACTTTGGTGACTCCTATTCTTGGCACACCACAATCTGCTACTTTAACTAACGCTACTGGTTTGCCTATTGGCACAGGGGTATCAGGTTTGGGGACAGGGGTTGCGACTGCTTTGGCGGTAAACATCGGCACAGCAGGCTCACCTGTCGTTAATGGCGGTGCTTTAGGAACACCCTCAGGCGGAACATTAACCAATGCAACAGGTTTGCCAATTGCAACTGGTGTGTCTGGCCTTGGTACTGGCGTTGCGACATTCTTGACTACACCCTCAAGTGCCAATTTGATTTCTGTTGTGTCGGACGAAACTGGCTCGGGTGTTTTGGTATTTAACAGCGCACCAGCACTGACAAATCCAACAATCACCAATTACGTTGAAACGCCTTACTCTGCCAACAGTTCAACTGCCATTACTTTGGCTTTGACCAACGGCACAGTGCAGATCATTACCTTGACAGGTACTTGCACAATCACCATGCCTACGGCAGTAAGTGGTAAGTCATTTATGTTGTTGCTAAAAACTGGTGCAGGTGCTTATACAGTCACTTGGTCAACAGTTCAGTGGCCTAGTGGCACTGCACCTACCCTGACAGCTACGGCAAGCAAGATGGACAAGTTTGTGTTTACAAGTGATGGCACAAACTGGTACGGATCAGTTGCTGGTCAGAACTACTCTGCTTAAGGGTAAATATGTTTTCAGCTAATACGTCACAAGTCGCTGCGGATGCGGTTAACTACATTGAGGATGTGTTCAGCACATACCTTTACGCAGGTAACAATGGAAGTCAAACTATTGTTAATGGAGTTGATTTAGCAACTAAAGGTGGCTTAGTTTGGATTAAAAATAGAACGCAAGCCACATCACATTACTTGCAAGACACGGCAAATGGTGCAAACAATTTCTTAAGAACTGATAAAACAGAGCCTTTGGGAACATTGGCTTTAAATACTGTCTTTAATACTAACGGCTTTTCGCAAAATAACAGTTTTCTTGCTTTTAATGGCTCTGGTGATAATTATGTGTCATGGACATTCCGCAAACAACCAAAGTTTTTTGATGTTGTGACGTGGGTGGGCAATAACACAGCGCGAACTATTTCACATAATCTTGGATCAGTACCGGGCTGCATTATTGTAAAAAATACAGAAAACGCTTCAAGTTGGACGGTGTACCACCAATCTTTGGGGAACACAAAGCATTTGAACTTAAACGAAACAGCGTCTGAGTTTACAAGCACAAGCTGGAACAACACCACACCAACATCTACTGAATTTACACTTGGTAATTTGAATAATGTTAATGCAAGTGGCGATGATTTTGTCGCCTACCTATTCGCCCACAACGCAGGAGGCTTTGGCCTAACTGGTACAGACAATGTGATTTCGTGTGGGTCTTATACAGGTAATGGCTCTGCAACAGGCCCAGTAGTTACGCTTGGCTATGAACCACAATGGTTACTTGTTAAAAATGCTTCAACAGCAAACAGTTGGTTTCTTTTTGACAATATGCGGGGATTGACTGTGGCGGGTCAAAACGATGCATTTTTAAAACCAAATACATCCGATGCAGAGGTTGAAGCAAATTATATTGGTTTGACAGCAACAGGGTTTAGCCCATCAACTTCAAGTGCCACAGTCAATGAAACGGATTCAACCTACATCTACATAGCCATTCGTAGAGGCCCGATGAAAGTGCCTACTGTGGGGACTAGTGTGTTTAGCCCTGTTGCTCAAACCAATACTGGTTCACAACCATTCTCAGTAACCGCAGGATTCCCTGTTGATTCAGCTTGGTTTGGTCAGCGTAATGGTTGGGGTGTTAACTTTATTACAAGCGACCGCTTGCGTGGTGCTACTAATTTATTGTTAACAACCAGTACCAATTCAGAGGCAACAAACAACTCAACTTATGGCCCGTCTGTATCAAAGTTAGATTCAAACACGCAGTTCTTTGATGGAATGACTAGCGCAAGTGAACCTGACATTTATTGGATGTTTAAACGTGCGCCATCTGTATTTGATGTGGTTTGCTATACAGGGACGGGAAGTGCAACAACATTTAGTCATAATTTGACTATGGTTCCTGAGTTGATGATAGTTAAAGCCAGAACAAATTTAAGCGAAAGCACACAGAGATGGCGCGTTTATAGTTCAGCACTTGGGGCAACCAAAAATTTAATATTAGATTTAGATCAGGCAGTAACTACTTCTTCCAGCTATTGGAACAATACAGCGCCAACTTCAACTGTTTTTACTGTTGGGACAAACTCAAATGTCAATTGGTCAGGTGACACTTACGTCAACTACCTATTTGCAACTTGTGCAGGTGTTTCAAAAGTTGGAAGCTACACAGGCAACGGAACAACGCAAACTATTGACTGCGGTTTTACTGGCGGGGCAAGGTTTGTGCTTATCAAGCGCACAGACGCAACGGGTGATTGGTACACTTATGACACAGCCCGTGGTATGACAGTATTGACAGACCCATATTTGCTGATGAATAGCACAGCCGCAGAAGTGGCAACACTTGGTTCTGTTACAACAGTTTCAACAGGCTTTGCTGTTAATGCTTCAATCTTGGCGGCAATTAACACAAATGCCGCAAGCTACATCTTTTTGGCGATAGCGTAAGGAATATCAAAATGCAAATCAGAATTCGTGAATCAGGCGCAGTCATGTATGAGGGTGAATTTCGTGCATTACACCCCAACACTTCTATGCCACAACAGTTGTCAGAAGAACTCTTAAACGAGTTTGGTGCTGACGTAGTGTTTGAAGGCCCACAGGCTACTGGTGGAACTGTCTACCAATACTCACAAGCCTCTGGTGTTGAGCAACTTGATGGAAAATGGTACACAAAGTACATCCTTGGCCCAGTGTTTACAGACACTACAGATGAGACAGGCAATGTCACATCTGCTGCTGACAATGAGGTTGCATACAAAGCTCAAAAGGATGCGGAACAGGCCAAGTCTGTTCGTACCAAACGTGATGCTAAATTGTCTGAGACTGATTGGAGATTTCGCAGTGACATGACACCCTCACAAGGCTGGAAAGATTACTGTCAAGCATTAAGGGATGTACCTACACAAGAAGGTTTCCCTTGGACAATCGTGTGGCCTACACAACCTACGGAGTAAAACATGGCACTTACAAAAGTTTCCTATTCGATGATCACTGGTGCGCCAGTCAACGTGCTTGATTGGGGTGCTGACCCAACAGGTGTGGCTGATAGCCAGCCTGCAATCCAAGCAGCTATTGATGCAGGCGCAGTAGAAATTATCATTCCTTCAGGAACATACCGCCTGAACTCTGGCCTAACAATCAGTAAGAATAATGCTGTTAAAAAGATCAGTGGCTTTGACATGTCTACGACTTTGAAGTTGTACACGGCTGTTACTGAGTCTATTTTTGACATCCAGTACCTTGCGCCCCCACCTGAGACAAAACAATTCTTTACCATTGAGAATTTGATTCTCACTTCCAACGGCACAAAAGCTGACGCTTTCTTGACCTACGGCATTTTGTCTACTGGCACGTCTTACGCTCAATTTAACAACATCCGTGCGACTAACTTTAGCGGCTCTGGCTGCGAGATTAAGGGTTGCGTTTATATTGGTCTAGACAACTACACGGCTGGTGAATGTAACTATGGGTTAAGTTTTGAACTTAACTTGGGCACAGCTTGCACATCAGTTGTGGTTAATCGGGCTTATATATCTGGCTGCTTGCGCGGTATCACACAGACCAACGCCAACAACATGACGTACATCAACTGCGTCATTGAGTACAGCGGCAGTAGCACGACAACCAACGGCGCGTTCCACCTTGCTGGCGGTATGGCAGAGATCATTACGCCTTACTTTGAAGCCAATGGCAGTAACTTTGTCAGTCTTGAAGCCACACCCGTTATTAGAGCGCCTTATGGCTGGACAAGCGGCACTGCGGCCAACGTCTTTGTCTTTACCGCCGTGGCATTTAATGAACGCGGCGTAACGCTTCAGTACCCTTACAACTTGTACTTGCCAAGGATCAACGCAGACATTTCATCCAACCGTGATCTGGTTATTGGTGAAAATGTGACTGTGCCTGTGGCTGGCGGTAGCGTTATTTTTGGCAATGAAACCATGTATTCTGCCAATGGATTTCTTACCAGTGCTACATGGACTCCAGTTTATACAATCCCTGCGGCTGAAGTCACTGGAACAGCAGTCAACTCTAAAGCACTGTACGAATACACCTGTTATGCAGGCGCAGCCGATCTAAGCACAGGTTTTGATGCGGGTACGATCATGAACAGCACACTGCGTAGTTACTCAGGCTCTACGCCTGCATGGTTGCGATTAAATGCCAACGTGGTTGAGATGAACGTCACAGGCAGCAGTTACGGCTTGACGTATAAGATTATTATGCGTAGAGTTTATCCAGGCATTGCTGTCTAATTTAGTGTAAGATTAAAACAACTGTATCGGCCCAGTAGACCGAGGAATCTTAGGATTCAGAAAAATGACTGAAGAAGTCCAAGCCCTAGCGGAAGTAGACTCCGCGCCAACCACGGATGTGACGGCCACACCTGAAGTTGCTGAAAGTACGCCGGAAGTCGCTGAGAACCAAGTCGAGCAAGCTGAAGAGAAAAAATACTCCCAAGCTGAAATTGACGCGATGATCGGCAAACGCCTCGCAAGAGAGCAACGTAAGTGGGAAAGAGAGCAAGCGAATCGCCAGTCTGAACAACAGGTGATGAAAGCTGCGCCAACTGCGTCCGTTGACCAGTTTGAAAGCCCTGAAGCCTATGCGGAAGCATTGGCCTATCAGAAAGCCGAAGAACTGATCGCCAAACGTGAAGCAGCCAAGCAGCAGTCGCAAGTTCTTGAGAGTTATCACGATCTTGAAGAAGAAGCTAGGACAAAGTACGACGACTTTGAACAAGTCGCCTACAACCCTAAACTTCCGATCACCAACGTGATGGCTGAAACGATCCAGTCTTCGGACATTGGGCCTGAGTTAGCGTACTACCTTGGCTCAAATCCAAAAGAAGCGGATCGCATCTCACGCATGACGCCACTCGGTCAGGCGAAAGAAATTGGGAAAATTGAGGCCAAACTGGTTTCAGCGCCCCCGATTAAGAAAACAACATCAGCGCCAGCGCCGATTTCTCTTGTCACCGCACGCTCCACTGGGGTGTCGGCTTATGACACTACTGATCCAAGGTCTACCAAGACCATGACGGATTCGCAGTGGATTGAGGCCGAACGCAAACGACAGATAAAGAAGTGGGAAGCGCAGAACCGCTAACTTTTAAAGGATTTTTAATATGTCTAATAGTATTCTGACGATTGACATGATCACACGCAAAGCGTTGGAGATCTTGGAAAACAACTTGGTGATCACCCGTAACGTAAACCGCCAGTATGACGACTCTTTCGCTGTTGAAGGCGCAAAGATTGGCTCTACACTGCGTATCCGTTTACCTGATCGCGCTTTGGTAACTGACGGCGCTGCCTTGCAAGTGCAAGACGACAACGAGCAGTTCACCACATTGACCGTTGCCAGCCAAAAGCACATCGGTGTTAACTTCACATCTGCTGAATTGACCATGCAATTGGACGACTTCGCAGAGCGTGTGTTCAAGCCCCGTATCAGCCAGTTGGCATCTTCTATTGATGCAGACGTGGCCAATGCGTACAAATCCATCGGTAACTCTGTCGGCACACCTGGCACTACACCTTCTACTTCTTTGGTCTTGCTCCAAGCCCAGCAGAAGCTGAACGAAAACGCCGCTGTGATGAACCCCCGTTACGCCACTGTCAACCCTGCCGCTAACGCTGGTTTGGTTGAAGGCATGAAGGGTCTGTTCAATCCTACAGACACCATCAGCAAGCAGTTCAAGAACGGCATGATGGGCACTGGCGTGTTGGGCTTTGACGAGATCAACATGTCTCAGTCTATCAAGCAGCATTCAACTGGTACTCGCGCTGCCACAGGTAACACCACTGGCGCTGCTGTGACTTCTGAAGGCGCTGCTACATTGACGCTGACTGTTGGCTCTGGCGAGACTATCGCTGTTGGCGACGTGTTCACAATTGCTGACGTGTACGCTGTTAACCCACAGACTCGTGAGTCAACTGGTTCACTGTTCCAGTTCGTAGCTTTGGCGTCTTCAACGTCTACTACAACTGCTACTGTGACCGTGGCTCCAATGTACTCAGCAAACAACGCTTTGGCGACTATGAACACATTGCCTGCTACTGGCAAAGCTGTAGTGTTCGTTGGTGCGGCTTCTAGCCAGTACGCTCAGAACTTGGTCTACCATAAGGACGCTATTACGTTCGCTACTGCTGACTTGTTGTTGCCCCAAGGCGTCGACATGGCTGCTCGCGCTGTCCACAACGGCATCTCTTTGCGTGTCGTGCGCCAGTACGATATTAACAACGATCGTATGCCTTGCCGTATTGACGTTTTGTACGGTTTCAATGCGATTCGCCCACAAATGGGCTGCCGCATCTGGGGCTAATTCGTAACATCTTTTTAAGGAAATTATCATGGCATTACCTAATGGCGCAGGCGGTTACCAAATTGGTGACGGCAATCTGACAGAAGCACAACTGACGGTTCAAACCGTTCCCACCAGCTTGACCGCTGACACCACATTAACCGCTGCTCAAGTAGCTGTTGGTTTGGTTGTTTGCGCAAAAGCAACTGACGCTACATTAACCGTGACACTGCCCACAGCAGCGTTGCTTGATGCAGCCATTCCTAGTGCAAAAGTTGGCTCGGCTTTTGAGTTGACAATCTGCAATAACAACAACAGCGGCGCTTCGTCTACTGTTCCTGTTACAGCAGGCACTGGCATCACAATCTTCGGATCTGTGACTGTCCCACGTTTCGGTGCATATACATACCGTTTCGTGAAGACTGGTGACGCTGCCTACTCGGCCTTCTTGAAGTAAACAATGGGGGCTTCGGCCCCCGTTTTTAAGGAACTATCATGGCAAATAATCAACCAGTCGGCGTAGCGTATTCCGACCCTGCTCTTGACTCTGCTCAGTTCAAACTGTACACAGTGGCTACTTTGCCTACTGCCTCTACAGCTTTGGCTGGCACACGCGCTGCTGTTAGCAACTCAAACACCGCATATACCGCTGGTATTGGTGCTACTGTTGTTGGCGGTGGCTCTAACGTCGTTCCAGTCTTCTGTAACGGCTCTGCTTGGCTTATTGGCTAAACTAAAAGGGGGCTAATCACCCCCTTTCTAATATGAACATCATAATGATTCACCCTGTCCATGGCGCCAAAATTGCCACCATGGAACTTGAAGCTGAAACAGATGAAAAAAATGGCTGGACTCGCTATAATCCAGACACGCCTTCTGAACCTGAAGCGGCTCCTGTGAACGTGCTGGAAGTTAAGCGCCGTAGAAAAGTGACTACCGAAGAGGTCTAAGCATGACAACGTACACCGCTGGCGAACAAATCAATCGGGCGCTTCGGCTCCTTGGCGTGCTTGCTGAAGGTGAAACGCCCTCTGCGGCCACGTCACAAGACGCCTTGATGGCGTTAAACCAGATGATCGACAGTTGGAACACAGAACGTCTGTCTGTCTTTTCTACGCAAGATCAAGTCTTTACATGGCCAGCAAGCGCAATTAGTCGCACCCTTGGCCCATCGGGCGACTTTCAAGGCAACCGCCCCATTTTGCTAGACGACGCCACATATTTCAAAGCGCCCAATGGCGTGTCGTATGGCATCAAATTTATCAATCAACAGCAGTACGATGGTATTGCTGTTAAGACCGTAACATCTACATACCCACAGGTCATGTTCATTAACATGACGTTTCCTGACATTGAAATGTTTGTTTACCCACGTCCTACGCAGGACTTGGAGTGGCACTTTATTTCGGTAGAAGAATTAAACAAACCTGCCAATTTGTCCACGGTGTTGTACTACCCACCTGGTTACCTGCGGGCGTTTACATACAACTTGGCCATGGAATTTGCCCCTGAGTTTGGCGTTGAGCCAAGCCCACAGGTGCAGCGCATTGCCATGACTTCTAAGCGTGACCTGAAACGCATCAACAACCCAGATGACGTGATGGCACTGCCTTACGCATTGGTGGCCAACCGCCAGCGTTTTAACATCTATGCCGGTAACTACTAATGAAGACGCCGATTCTTGGCTCTACTTATGTGGCACGCAGCGTCAACGCTGCGGATGCCAGAATGGTCAATCTCTTTCCTGAAATTGTTCCCGAGGCAGGCAAAGAGCCAGCGTTCCTAAACCGCGCCCCAGGCTTGCGCTTGCTCAACACCATTGGCACTGGCCCGATCCGTGGCTTGTGGGCTTTCTCACCCCAAGACGGCGTGGGGTTTGTTGTGTCGGGCACGGAACTCTACAAAATCAACAATTCTTATGTGGCCACACTGATTGGCACTGTCAACGGCTTCGGGCCAGTCAGTATGGCTGACAACGGCACGCAACTGTTTATTGCGGCCAACGGCCCTAGTTACATCTACAACAACACAACGGGCGGGTTTGGCCAGATCACTGATCCAGACTTTCCAGGCGCCGTGACCGTGTGCTATCTGGACGGCTACTTTGTGTTCAACGAGCCAAACAGCCAAAAAATGTGGATCACTGCTTTGCTAGACGGCACGTCAATTGATCCCTTAGAGTTTGCCAGTACAGAAGGCTCACCTGACGGGCTAGTCGCCGTGGCGTCCAACTTCCGAGAAGTGTGGGCGTTTGGCACAAACTCAATTGAGGTTTGGTACGATTCTGGCGCAGCAGATTTTCCTCTACAACGCATCCAAGGCGCGTTTAACGAACTTGGCTGCGCGGCTCCTTACTCAGTGGCCAAGATGGACAACGGCCTGTTCTGGCTTGGCCGTGACCGCCGTGGCCAAGGTATTGTCTACCGCGCCAACGGCTACACTGGCGTGCGCATCTCAACCCATGCGGTTGAATGGCAGATTCAGCAGTACGGCGATTTAACCGACGCAATTGGCTACACATACCAGCAAGACGGCCACAGCTTCTACGTACTGGTTTTCCCGCTTGCTAACACAACTTGGGTCTATGACGCCGCCACACAGGCGTGGCATGAGCGCGCTGGTTTTGCCAACGGTCAGTTTACCCGTCACCGTGGCAATTGCCAGATGGCATTTAACAACCAGATTGTCATTGGCGACTACCAAAACGGCCGCATCTATGCGTTTGACCTAGATGACTTTAGCGACAACGGAAGCACCCAAAAATGGCTGCGTTCTTGGCGCGCGTTGCCTACTGGCACAAACACTCTTAAACGAACAACCCAACACACCTTGCAACTTGATTGCGAGTCTGGTGTAGGCTTAAACAATTCAATAATTTTTGAAAGCACTTATTTACAAGCTGAAAATGGTAATTTTCTTATTACCGAATCAAATGATTACTTGATTACAGCGCAAGAGGCAATTAACACTCAAGGCAGAGATCCTCAAGTTATGCTTCGCTTCTCAGACGATGGCGGCCACACTTGGTCAAACGAACATTGGAAGTCCATGGGCAAAATTGGCGAGTATTACAAGCGTGTAATCTGGCGCCGTTTGGGCATGACTGTTAAATTGCGCGATCGCGTGTATGAGTTGTCGGGCACTGATCCTGTGAAAATTACGATCATGGGCGCTGAACTCATTTTGAGTCCAACGAATGCCTAGCCCTAACGCGACACCAACGCCAATCACGCCGCCCCGAGTGCCGCTGATTGACCCTCGCACGGGCTTAATTGACCGCGCTTGGTACATGTTTTTCTTGTCGCTTAATAATGTTGCTACGGCAGTTGTTGACGATGTTAATCTTGGTTCTGATGTTGAATCTTTAGTTGCGTCTTACGATGCGGCGCTTCGCTCGGTTAATCAGGAACTGCAAACCTTGCCGCCAGTAGTTACTTTGCCAGTTCCTGATGTATTAGGCGACTGCTGCTCTGTCCTAGAATCTGAAGTAGCCGAGATGCAAAAGCAGATTCAAGGCTTGCAGCTTACCCCGCCGCCAAGGGAATTTAAACTGGCAAGGTACGGTTCGTTTTATGACACCACCACGCAAGTAGCTGCAACCATTAACACGGCCACAGCAGTCACGTTTAACAATACTACATTAAGCAAAGGCGTACTTATTGGTTCGCCCACTTCGCGTATTGTTGTGGACAGCGAAGGTATTTACAACTTTACCGCATCGTTTCAATTGGACAACATTGGCAGTAGTACGGCCGACATTTTCTTTTGGTTTAGGCTAAACGGTGTTAACGTACCCGATAGCGGCAGACAAATAGAGGTCAGTGCTGGCGGCGGTTCATTGGTAGCAAATGCAACTGGTACTGGATCACAAACAATCTTTGTAGTTGCTTTTGCGCCAAATCAGATTTTTATTAACGGGGTGTATCAAGATAAAAATACATACACTCTTGTTGGGACTACAGTAACATTCAGCACAGCGCCGCCATTAACTTCAATCATTGAATTTTCGTTTTTGAATGAAAGTGACAGCGCGGCAGTAGTTCCCTCTCTTAATTATTTTTTTGACTTAAAAGCCAATGATTACGTTGAGTTAATGTTTTCGGTTACCGACGTAAATGTTGAGTTAAAAACATTTCCTGCGGTAGCACCCTACCCGCGCATTCCGTCCATAATCCTTACAGTCGCAAATAATATCGGAGGTTTCCAATGACAGTTACCGTCAAAGTCCTAGTACCGGCAAAATTTGCCGAAGCAACCCAAACAACGCAATACACCTCAACGGGCGTTACGACCATCATTGACAAATTTACGGCCACCAACATTACCGCGTCTGCCGCTACAATTTCCGTCAACTTGGTCACAACGTCTGACACTGCTGGCAACACCAACTTGATTACCAAGACCAAGACTTTGCAACCGTCTGAGGTCTATACGTTTCCCGAGTTGGTCGGCCAAGTGCTTGGCGCTGGCGACTTTATCAGTACAATTGCAGGCACGGGTAGCGCAATTAACATTCGCGTTTCTGGACGTCAGGTGACCTAATGATCAACCATCACTTTAGTGCAGGGGTCTACGCCAAAGAAACGCTGATACCAGCGGGCCATGTGCTTGTGCAGCATAAGCATAAGTTTAGCCACCTGTCGATTCTTGCCAGTGGTTCGATTGAGTTGATGGTGGGTGATGAGCGCAAAATTATTCACGCGCCAGCTTGTTTGACTATTGAAGCAAATAAACATCATGGCGTAAAATCGCTCACAGATGTTGTGTGGTATTGCATTCATGCGACAGAATGCACTGATATAAACGAAATTGATGAAGTTTTAATTGTGCCAGGCGATCAAGCCAAGGCTCAAGAACTGGCCCAGTGCCTACAGGAGAACTAATATGCCATGGATGGCCCTAGCAATTGGTGGAAGCGCCTTACTGGGCGCAAGCGCAGCTAAAAGCGCAGCGTCTACGCAAGCTGCTGCCGCAGACCGCGCTGCTGAACTTCAAAACCAACAGTATCAACAAACCCGTGAAGACCTAGCGCCCTATCGTGCGGCGGGGCAAACTGCACTTAATGCGCTAACGCCTTTGGCAACAAACTATCAAAAGTTTGGCATGGATCAGTTTCAGCAAGACCCAGGCTACGCATTCCGTTTGTCTGAAGGTCAAAAGGCGCTTGACCGAAGCGCTGCCGCCCGTGGCGGCTTAATCTCTGGCGGCGCATTAAAGGCCGCGCAGCGTTATGGTCAGGACATGGGTTCACAAGAATACATGAACGCATTCAACCGTTATCAAACTGAGCGCAATGCGCAACTAAACCCTTTGCAATCTTTGGCTGGCATTGGTCAAACTACAACTAACCAACTAGGTCAATATGGTGCGGCTAACGCAGCCAATGTTGGCAATCTAATGACTGGCGGTGCGGCAGCTCAAGCAGCGGGGCAAGTAGGCGCGTCTAATGCGTTTACTGGCGGTTTAGGAACGTACTTAAACTACACAAGCAACAACAATTTACTTAATGCACTGCGAAATCGTAGTAGCGGTGGTTTTCCTAGTGGTACAGGAATGACAAACAGTCCATATGATTTTTCTGGTATTTCAGAATATAGTTAAGGAATAATCATGGCACTTGATCCCAATATTTCTCTTGGCGTTAGGCAGATGGAGTTGGCCAATCCTTTGGCTCAATACGGCCAGATTGCGCAAATTCAGAACGCTCAAAACCAAAACGCATTAGCTCAATTTCAACTTGGCTCTGCTCAACGTCAAGAAGAAACGCAAAATGCTTTGGCTGATGCTTACCAAAGATCAATTAACCCTGAGACTGGTCAATTTGACCCAAAGTTATTGATTGGCAATGTTGCAAGGTCTAAAGCTGCAAGTATGTTGCCAGATATTCAAAGCAAATTGCTTGAATCTGAAACTAAAAGAGCAACGCTTGGCAAAACCGTACAAGAAGCTAAAGCTGGTGAATTTAAATTAGCCCAAGATAAACTTAAGCATGGATGGATGTCCATGGGCGATGCTTCAACGCCACAGGCTGCCATTGAAAAATTGCAAGATGGTGTAAAGCAGGGTTATTTTGATGAAACTACTGCAAACGCAGAAGCACAAAAAATTGTAAGCATGACGCCTGAACAATACAAACAATACCGCATTCAAAAAGTTGTGGGTTTGTTGGACGCTAAAGATCAATTAAGCGCCATGTTGCCTAAGAATGTTCGTCAAGAAGCGGGCGGCAAGATTCTTACAATTCAAGACAATCCAATGTTGCCAGGCTATGGTCAGCCAATTACAGGCATGGACATTGCAAAAACTGCAACGATTGGCGAGCAAACTGCTCAAGGCCAGCTTAATTTGGCAAGACAAAAGTTTGCATGGGAACAAGCCAACCCTGGCTATGAACTTAAAGAAGCTGAAGACGGCTCAATTGTTGGTGTTAACAAGCGCACCTTGCAAGCCTTTCCTGTTTCTATTGGCGGCGCTGCACCAACTGCACCAGCTGCGGGCGCCGGTATGCCAGGCGCTCGATTGCCTGCGCCTGCCGTCCAAGCTATCCCTGGCATGACTAGTGTGCTTGACCAACAAGCGCCAACAACGGCTTCTACAGTTGGTAAACCATTGATGGGCAAAGGTCAGAATTTAACCGAAAGCCAAAGCAATGCAACGGCTTATGGCATGAGAATGAAAGAAGCTAATGCCATTTTGGACACTATGGCCAAGCAAGGCACGCTTAGAGGTGCAAATATTGAAGCTGTTCCACTTGTTGGAGAAGGATTAGGTAAAGTATTGCCTAGCGTTCTTGGTGGCACTAGTGGTGCTCAACAACAAGTTAACCAAGCCAAATCAAACTTTATTACTGCTGTTTTGCGTAAAGAATCTGGCGCTGTTATTTCAGACTCTGAGTTTGACAGGGAAGACAAAAAATACTTTCCGCAAGTTAATGACAATCCAGCAGTTATTAAGCAAAAAGAAAATGCAAGAAAACTTGCAATTAAAGCAATGGAAATTCAAGCTGGCCCAGGTGCTAAAAACATTCAGCAACTTCAGCCAAGTGCTGGTGGTGGTGTAGACACATCAAATCCTTTGTTGAGATAAGAGGACAACATGGCCGATTTATCCTCAATCCTTAGTGATCCAAACTATGTCAATGCTAACGAGGCAACAAAGGCGGCCATTTTTGACAAGTTTTCTGCGCTAGATAAAAACTTTACAGGCGCTAACCCAGAGACTCAGCAAGCCATTCGCGTTAAGTTTGGTATTGCTAAGCCATCTGCACCAGAAGTGTCTATGCGCGACCGCATCATGGGCGTAATTGAAACCCCCTTGGCGCTTGGTGCTACTTTGGCTGGTGGAATAATTGAGCCATTGGTTGCCGTTGGCGGTACTTTTGCTAGTGGCAAATACGGCACGCAAGAGGGCATTCGCGCTGGCGAAGAATTTGCAAAAAATGCAGTTAGGTATCAACCCCGTACACAAACGGCTAGAGAGGCTTTGGGCGCTATTGGTGAGTTCTTGCAACCAGTTACTAATGCTTTGCCACCAACGCTTGGATCAGTTGGCACAACATTAAATGCCTTGGCGCCTGCAAGTCTAATGCAAGCCAACGCGCTTGCTCGTCCTGTTGTAAGCCAAGTAACCGCACCAGTGCGCAATGCATTGGCTAATGTAATGACACGCGAACAACCTGTTATGCCAGGCGTTGGCGCTGCTAGTACGGCTGAAGATTTGATGCGCCAACAACGGTTAGAGCAATTTGGTATTCGTGCCACAGCTGGCGAGCGTGAAAAGAATTTGGCAAAACAACAATTTGAATCAGATGTTCAAAGAGGTGCGTTGCCTGGAGTTTCTGAAGATGTTAAAGCCAAATTAGGCAGAGAACTTGGTGCATTTAAAGTTGGCCAAAAGCAAGACATTCTTAATCAATTTGAGCGCATGACAGAAGATGTCGGAGGCACAATTGACAGAAGCACACCTCGTGCACTTGGTAAGTTTGTTGATGACACAGTAAGTAAAATTTACACCGATAAATTTAAAGATTACAAAGCCAAATATAAATTAGCTGATGATTCTGGCGAAACTTTAGAACAAGTTCCATATCAAAGTTTGCTTGATTACATTAACACTAAAACGCCAACACGTCGCAAAACACTAGACCCAATTTTGGATGATGTGGCTGAATCTTTGGCCATGAATGACCCCCAAAAAACTGGGACTATTTCAATTCGTAATTTGGAAGATATTTATCAACAAGTTGGCACAGCTAAAGATTCACCAAGTGCTAAACCATTAAAAGATTTAATTACTCAAATTGGTAATGGCGCTGGTGGTAAATTATATCAAGATGCTCGTCAGGCTAGAGCGCAATTAGCTAGAGAGTTTGAAGACGTTCAACGTGTTGACAAGTTGCTTGGCACAAAAGCTGGATACAAAGATCGTCAAGTAGCGCTTGATGATGTTTACAACCATATTATTGTTGACGGCCCATTGGAAGAAATGAGAACCGTCACATCATTGTTAAAGAAAACGCCAGAAGGCCAAAAGGCTTATCAAGAATTGCAAGGCTATACCTTGCAACGAATGAAAGATTTATTGCTCAAACAAGGCGATGAAACAGATAATATCCGTTTAAATAATTTTAATAATTTTATTACGCAGCTTGATCGAGAAGACAAACTTGCTTATATGTTTGGCAAGCCTGGCAGAGACAAACTTCTTGATTTAAAGCAAAGCATTAGTGATGTGATGGTCAAAGAGCCAGGCGCGGTTAACTACCCCAACACGGCTGGCGCTGTTTTGCGTGGTCTTGAAGCCCTGCAAAACTTGCCAGTTAAAATACCTGGCACTCAAACTGCTGCTGAATTTGCGCGTGGCCTGCAATACAAAAAACAACTTCAAGAATCTTTAAAGCAGCCAAACGCCATGGCGCCTGCGCAACCCAACAAAAACGCATTAAGGCCATGATGGACTATCAAGTGCTATTTAATATCTCTGTGGCTATAGCAGGGTTTTTTGGTGGCTGGACGCTTAACCGCATCTATCAAGCTATTGACAGGCTTGATGGCGACGTGCGGTCAATGCCAATTAACTATGTGGCAAGGGACGACTACCGCGCTGACATGCGCGACATTAAAGAAATGCTTGGCAAGATTTTTGACAAGCTAGACAACAAAGTAGACAAATGAGAGACTGGGCCGAAGCAATCATTGCGGCGGCCTGTATAGTGGCCTTTGTTATCTTTGGCACTTACATGATTGCATGGGGCGGGAAATGGTAGATGCGTTGGCTCATATTGTTACTATTATTGGGGCTAGTTGGAGCCGTAGCCAAGAGTGGTTGCCATGTGCGCGAGTTCTATGGAATAGCCTACACAGTCCACGATCCGACCATACGGCACAAAGAGATGATGGTGTGGCTAGACAAAAATGCGCCCTACTGCAAGTCAACAGAATACATAGTCATCTGGAACAATCTAAGCGAGTGGGCGGGCGCGGCAGATTCAACATGGCTGCGTAACAAAGTTGTTCATGGATATAAAGATGCACTTGAACGGGAGAAGAAATGATTGATGTAATGGAAATACTGCTTTGGTTAGCCGTGCCCATAAATTACATCTATTGGATCTTTATTCACAATGATCCCACCCCTATACAAGTGGTATCCCATGGTTCAGCCGGGAGGAGAGCCAACCCGAACAGACGCGCTTGAACGCAGGGCTGAAAAGCTGACTGAAGACTACAAGCAGGCGCTGAAAATGAAGAAGGTGGATATAAAAATTGAAGCCCTTGAGTTTGAGTTGTATGTAAAGAAAGCAGAACGCAATCAACTTAGCCTTGAGATTTTTACAAACCGCAAGTTGGATATTTATGTATGACCAAGAAGCCGATAGTCAGATCCAAGAAGCCCTCGCCGGACACAAGGGACAAGCTGACGTTGTACGTCACGCTGATGGTCAGCACAACCCTGTGCATCTCCGTATTGGCTATGGTAATCAGCTTTATGCTTGGCCTTTGGGCCAAAGAAGTGGACAACGCAGAAATCTTCAAAATGATTTCACCCGCTTTTTCTACTCTTATCGGCGGCATGATTGGGTTCCTGAGTGGTATCAAACTCATGCAGAATGACGAAAAAAAGGATCACAAATGTTAGACATATTAAGTGGCGGTATTCTGGGTTCAGTGTTTGGCGGTTTGTTCCGCATGGCTCCTGAAGTGCTCAAGTTTTTTGACAAGAAGAACGAACGCCAGCACGAGTTGGCAATGTTTAAAAACCAATGCGATTTGGAAGCCCAGCGCGGGCAGATGAAGTTAGCCGAGATAGGCGCGCAACGTGAAGCGGCCATGGACGTTGGCGTCATGGATGCGTTTAACAACGCTATCACCCAACAAGCCGAGATGGTCAAAGCCGCAGGCGGTTGGGTGGCTAGTCTGTCAGCATCTGTGCGTCCCGTGGTTACATACTGGGTGCTGTTTGTCTGGTCGTTCATCCACGTATGGTTTGCATGGAACGCATGGCTTGCCGGTGCGCCAGCTACTGAAGTGTTCAAGACCATGATGACACCTGACTTCTCAGCTTTGCTGTCCGGAACAATAAATTATTGGTTCCTCGACCGTACTCTCAAACAGCGTGGCATATGAACCTAGAGTTAGCCGCTAGTCTGTGCCGTCAGTTTGAGGGCTACCGCGCCAAGCCGTACTTGTGTCCGGCTGGCGTGGCCACGATTGGTTACGGCTCTACCTACTACGCAGACAAGCGCAAGGTAACGCTAGAAGACGCGCCGATGGATGAACCCACGGCACGGGCGCTTTTAATGATTGAACTGGAGCATACGTACCTACCTGGTGTTCTGCGCAACTGCCCAGGTTTAATTACAGACGTTCGCAAGTGCAACGCCATTGTGGACTTTTGCTACAACTTGGGCACGGGGCGTTTGCAAACCTCAACTCTCAAGCGCAAGATTAACGCAGGGGATTGGGAAGGCGCTGCCGAGCAACTGATGCTCTGGACTAAGGGCGGCGGCAAGGTTTTGCCTGGCCTTCTCAAGCGCAGGCAAGCCGAATGCGCCCTTATTCTTTAACCAGCGCCCTGTACGCCTCAATGGCGGTCTTTAGGTCGCATTGCAACTGCTGAATAATGTCATCCTGTTCGCACAGTTTGACGTAGCACTCGCCGGCAAAGTCGACCAACGTCTCGCGTTCCCAAATGTCAAACTTGGGCATCTGAATTTGTCGTTTTCTCCATCCGCTAGTCATTGGTTTCTTTCTTTGAAGGTGCGTCTAATTCAAGGCGGTAATACTTGGCCGGCATCTTGGCGTTCTTATCCAGTTGCTTGCGCAGCCACTCAGCACCGCCAAGTTCTTGCAAGATCATCCAATGTCTATCTGACATTCGGACTTGTCGGCCTAGTAGGGGTTCAGGTGGTTTGGGGCGCGGCATTTACCTAACTCTCCTAAGTGGCACGTCCATAACGCGCTCTGGCGGTGGGGGTGGCATGTGTTCAGACGGCGGCGTCCAACCATGCTTGCGCCAAAGCGCTTGCACGTCTGAGCCAGACTCCCATTTGAAATCTTTTATTGGCATGGACGGGTAACTAATCTTTGAATGTGGTGGCTTTTCTAACATGTTGTCTCCTAAAAGGGGATTTGATCCCATTCCCAGTGTTCGCACTCAACCGTGCCGGTAATCCACTCTAGTGGTGGCTTTGCTCCAAACTGCTTACAGATGCCTGTCTCGAAGTTGTTGCACTGTCGGCAATTTACTTGGATGGTGTTGATCTGTTTGACTTGGCTGTCCAGATGCCTCTTGATGGCGTTGAGTTCTATTAAATTCATAATCTTTCACCTCTGTGTATTTTCCATTTTTGCGGGTTGCAATTCTGACTGGTTCTTCAATGTCGTAAAACTCAAGCCACTCAAGCGCCTCTTGCGTGTTGGATGGCATAGTCTTATTTTCCCTGCGCATCCACCAGTTCTCAGCCTTCTGCCTGGCATAGCCCATGTGGCTAAAACAGACCCACTCACTGGCCACGCGCAACAGGCCGCTGTAGTAATCAACCCTTAGTGAGTCTGGCTTGCCCTCTTTGCGGTGCAATGCGTAGTCGGTGCGGCTAATATCGTGCCAAACCAGTTCGGCCATGGTTGTCTGGCTTGACAGTAGCGCAGCATAAGAAACCTTGGCATCCAGTGGCTTGGCTTCTTCTTCCCTGATCGTGGCGCCACAGTGGACACACACAAACGCAGCTGGTGCGTTGCGTTCACCACAGTCTGGGCAGATGCTGTAGGGCGCCTCTTGGGGGCCAGACCTTTTCTTAGCCCTGCCTTGAATGGTATCCACCGGCCCCAAACGCTCTACGGTGTCGGTGAAGTCAAGCACCAGGCAATCGGTCTTGCCGTCTGCAATGCGTGTGCCCCTGCCCATGCCCTGCACATAAAGCACCGGCGACTTGGTGGGCCTGCACCAAACAATGCAATCCACGTCTGGCACGTCAAAACCAACTGAAAGCGCCAGCACGGTAACCAGGCAGTGAATCTGGTGGCTCTTAAACTGGCGAATCAAGTCTTCGCGCTCTTGTTTGGGTGTTTCACCGCACACAACAGCACTCATAATGCCAAGCGCATTTAGCTTGTCAGACAGGCTTTCGGCGTTGGCGACACTCGGTGTAAAGGCAATCCATTTCTTGCGCTCTGAAGCGATTCTGGTGGCTTCTATGGCCACTTTGGCTAGGTATTTCTCAACCTCGCGGGATAGTTCGCCAACCTTGTAGTCGCCATTGGAAATGCCAACGTGGCTTGCGTCAATTCGTGTTTCAATGCGCTCGGTTGGTGGAACCAATGGCGCAATGAACTTAGCATCAAGCAACTCACGCATGGACACACGGCTGGCAATGCCAGTGAACAATGGATCGTCGCCGTCGGTCAGCCAAACTTGGTTACCCCTAAATGGGGTGGCCGTCATGCCAACTATGCGAAATTTGCATAACTCTGCAAGTTTAGACAGAAACGTGCGGTACATGCCTGCGTCGTTTGCCTTCTGGCTCACTAAGTGAGCCTCGTCGATCACCACGGCTTTGATGTTGCCAAGCAAGTGCGCTGCTTTGTGGATGCTGCCAATAGTGGCCACAATCACGTCGGCGTTGTATTTCTTGGTTCCCAGGCTTGCGCTGACATAGCCAACGCTAATGGTATGGGGTAGCAGCGCCCTAAGTTTGGCAGCATTCTGCTCGGCCAGTTCCTTAGAAGGAACTAGCACCACAGTGCGCGGGTGGTAGTCTGGCCACTGATCCCACATCTGGCGCACAATCTCAGCGCAGATCACCGATTTGCCGGCGGCGGTGGGCAACACCAAAAGAGGGATGTCTGCATCCC